GATAATTTTACACTAATTTTTAATCTATCAGCACCAGGTGCAGCATAGTTAGTAAAACCTTTTGCATTATCATTTAAATCAGTATCATCATCGGAAGAAACAATTTCTTCAAGAATATCAAATCCAACTCTATAAGATGGTTCATTATTATATGGATCTAGAATAATCTGAGTATTTGGTACATCAATAAAAGTACCTCTGATAAAATAGACACCTTTTGCCACCCCAACAGCATATCCAGTGGCAGTTGCATTAGTCGCAACAAGAGTTAAAATAGTATCACCACTATTCAGAGTGGTATTTCCATATGTAACATTTTCTTCTAAAATTAATATTTCCCCATCTACAAATTCTACTCCTTCACCATCATCAGCACCTTCATTATACTTAACAAAAAGTGTTATCTGCTCTACACCCTCTTCTGGTGGTAAAAGATATCCTTTAATTGTGCCAACAACACCAGATGTTTGACCTTTTACTCTTGTGCCCCTACCAGTGTTTGCATTTTTTAATGCATCCAAATAGACTGTAACATCTATACCTAAATGGTCATTATTTACTTTAATAGTAGTAAATGCATTATCGCAAGTAATTCCACCAGGAATTACCATAGAACCTTCTTTGAAAATATGACTTCCAAAAGATTCTATTTGATTTTGTAAAATAGACTGTAAACCTGTTAGTTCTCTTGCCTGAACAGGATATCCAGGTTTAAAAAGAACTCGATAATAGTTATCTGCCTTATCAAAATCATCATAATAAGGACTTACATTGAGATTAGTCTTTTGTGGCATTTTTTAAAATTCCAGTACTATTTTGATGTCTTCTTTTTGGCGGGCACTCCTACTAATCGTAGGTCTATTATCGAGGTAAATTACATCTCCCGATCCTTTATTTATTTCAGGAGTTGCTAACCCAGAAGTGAAGTTAACACCCAGATTAATTAATTTTGTACCTGTTGGATTTGTTGATATCCCAGAAAATCCAGTTCTTATTGAAGCCGAAAAACCAGAAGATTTTCCAATAATTTGATTGGCAGAAGATTCAAATGGATATAATTTACCATTTGTAGAAATACCAACATAATCTTGTTGGTCATATGTTGTTTGGTTGAAGAACAAAGAACGATCTGTAAAATATTTCAGTACCTTTGCCTCACTATCCCAAGAAGCAACATAACCAAATGCTTTACCAGTTCCACCAGAGACAACTTGTTCGATTTTTTCACCTACTGTTGGTGTCCCAGTAATAGATGAAAATATCATTGAATATAAACCAGTAAAACTATTATCAGTATATATTGTTGAAGATCCAAATACTGTAGGATTTTTTATAATTGAAACTTGTGCAAAACTGGTGTCTACTGGAAAATCTTTTGTCGAATCATCAAATCTAGCGTAAACTAAAACCTTATCAGTCCCCAGTTCGGTATAAATGTCGTAACCGTGACCCCTAGAAGGAGGAATAATAGGAACTAGTTTTGCACTAGTTCCAGTGGAATTCAAATTAATTGATCCCAAATCAACTAAACCATAACTGTAATTCTTTCCACCAGATGTGACAACAGTATTTGTTATCTTTCCACCTTCAACATCAACTCTAACTCTACCATCACTCCCATCACCGAGAATATTAAATTCTTGTCCAAGACCATTGGAATAGTTTGAACCAGACTTTTCAATATAAACTGTTTTAATTTGATTATTATTCACAGTAGAATCTGCTGATTCTCTAATTGCTAGTATTTGAGAATCTGAAGATGTTAACCAACTATTTGGAACAGTTATATATTCTGTTGAATCAAATTTGACAATATCACTTGGAGAAATTGTAAATAAGTATTTCCAAATATAACCATCGCCACTATCACCAGCTCTTGATGGCTCTAAATCTGTAAATGTTGGTTCATCTTGTGAAACGTTACCTTTTGGATTTGTTCCACTAGATCCATTTTGAATACAAACATAAACTCTGTAATCACTATTCATTACATAGTAATTTGCATCATATAGTCTGGATGAATTAGTCAATGGACTCGGATTAAGAATGCTATAATCATCCCTATACATTTCATATCTACTTCCTGCTGTCCAATCTATTCTTCTGATTATTCTTCTAATATTTGCAGAGGTTATTCTTTTACCATATAAAATAGTATCAGAATAATGATCTACGTATGAAAAATTATCTATCGGTGCCGGAGGATTAGTAGTCCAAGTTGTAGATCTACCAAAACCTACCGCAGATGGGTTTGGCAATCCAACTGCAATATAATAAGAATTATTTGTAGATTCGACAGAATCTACAAAATTACTAGCATTCAAAATCCTAAACTGATCAGTAACAAGTGCTGACATTGTTAAACGTTTTTTATGTATTTATATCCTGTGTCTACAAGTTAGAAAGTTTTCTAATTGCGCCACTATTTCTCAATCCAAATGTCCTTCTCTGGATCGTTGGGAATGTTGATAAACCAGAATCAACTACCAGTCCAGTAACTCCAATAGAAATCGGATTTGTTCTGGTGGTAAAGTTATATAATCTTCCCCAAGAAACTTTACCTAATGGTAATGTGAGAGATCCAGTGGTAGCAATTCCAACGACATTGCTATCAGTCTTAATATTACAAATAATCTCAGCATTAGGTCCAGAGTTCGTTTTGGAATTTACAATATAAACATTATCTAAGAAACTAGTACCTATTCCAACAATGGAAGAGTTACCACTATTGACAGAAGTTACACCTGTCCCAACAGTTGTATTGTAAACTAATATTGGATATCCAGGTTGCAAGTCGTTGGCATCTGAAGCATTAGCACGGAAATTAATTTTTAATGCTAGCGGATGTCCATCAGTTCCTGTTGTAGTTGTAATACCAGTGATAATACCACTAAATCCTTGAACATTTGCGATACCTGTAATTTTTTCAGTTGTTACTGGAGGAATTTCTACAATAAGTTTTGGTGCAACAGTATAACCAAACCCTGGATTTGTAATTGTTACAGAAACAACTTGACCTCCAGAAACATTAGCAGTAGCAGTTGCAGTTGTTCCAACACCAACACCAACGCCTAGACCAACAGATTCCAAACTAAATGTTCCAACACCAACTCTTGGAATAGAAATCTTAATCGGAACATTTGTCGAATATCCAATTCCCGGATTGGTAATCGTGATTGCTGAAATAGTCCCAGCTGCTGAAACTGTTGCAGTAAATGCGGCAGCAACAGGATCTGATCCTTGAACTATTAATCCATCAACTGATGTTATCGTTACTCCATAATTATCTTCCTCATAATTGAAGAATTGAGCATTATCAACGAAAATGTTAGAAGACCCTGTTGTAATATCACCAATAATTTTTGCAGTAGGATAAACAAATGGTTCAAGTGAATCACGTGTTTTGTAAATAATGTCTCCCTTGATGTATTTGTCTACCTTTTGTTTAATCCATTCTATTGGTCTATATGATGATTCATTGATACCTGATCCAACGTAGAGATCAGTTTCAACAGTGTCCGATCCAGTGATATCAACAATTGTTCTATGTCTATTCTGATCTGGTATTGATGGATAGAACGGATTTTTTCTGACAAATACATCGTCACCGATTTTTAATGTTTCATTAATATCAATTAATGAAATATCGACGCCATTTTGACCAATGTAGAAGAAAATATCAACTTTATCTGATTCTTTTGGTGGTTCTGTAAATTCAAACGATGTACCACCAAAGAATCTATAAGAATAAGTAGGTTCTTGTATTACACCATTTACAAAGATTAAAAGAACAGAATCAAGATTAATCGCACTGGAAAGTGGGTTGTTTGGATCGATTTCAAAACTTAATAATTGTCCATTATAATATAATGGGAACCTTGTTCTGTTTCCATTTTGTAAACTAGAAATACTATCAATATAATTCATTTCTCCAAATGACCAAGATGAGAAGAAATCTTGGAATGTCTCAACAACTTCAAGTTGGAATTCTTGTAATGGTTGCGCATAATCTTTCGCTGTCACAAGTCCGACTGGTTTGAATACGTCCCCAACTTGGAATGCATATCCAGGTCTTGATATTTGGAAAGATTCTACAATAAACAACGTTGATCCAATTCCAACAGTTGATGGTGATGGTCCAATTTTAATATTCATAAGTAAATTAGATCCAGTCTGAGTTGTTGACCCAACACCAACTCTAGAAACTCCTACAACTGGTAGATTTTCATATATTGGTTCTGGTATGCTAATATATGGATCTACATAACTAGATCCACCACCAACAACTGTAAATGACAATGTTCCACCAGCACCAACTGTTGCGGTAATAGTTGCCGCTGTACCTGTGTGATTGGGGTCTGTAATACCTATTGAAACAGTTCCCCTATAACCAGATCCATAATTTAGATCATACCAAGGGAAGACCGTACCAAATCCAATATAAGTGTGTGGTAAAGTACTAGTTCCAACATTTGCTGTGAATGACTGTGCAGAAATGATATTAACAATATCATATGAATAATCTAAACCACGTGATGGGAAATAAGATACAATTCCAGCACCAGATGGACAAGTAAATCCTAGTCCAACTAACTTAATTCTATCACCACCAACAAAACCGTGATCAGTTGTTGTTGTTATTTCAATAATACCGGTTTGATTATTATAAGATGCTGTACTAATTGATTGCCCAGGACCTGTGTGAGAAATACCTGTTATACTGGTAACAGTTCCAAAACCACTCAATACTGCACGAACTTTTGCACCAACTAAAGGAGCATATCCAAGTCCTGGAGTAGATCCAAGCGAAACAATTAGACCACCTCTTGGAAGTTGATTCTGGTTAATATCAAAATCTGATTTGATATAAGTTCCATCTGTTGATGTAATTCCAGTAAATACAACACTGGAAATACCAGCAACATTATCATTTGCAAATTCATAGTTATTACCAGCATTGTTAATCGTTGTTGGAGTTTGGAATACGCCATTAATAAACAATATTCCATTACCAATAGAAACTCCCGTTGTGTTG